ACTGAATAGCTGGTACATTACCAGTGCTGACTAAATCATCAAAGGCGTTTATCTGTGACTCGTTAAGATTACCAGCTGCCCATTGAACTACAGTATCATACTCAGACTTACCACCTACAGAATTTTGTATAGAATTAATATCAGAATCTGATACATCTATTTCAGTTTCTTGTTGTGGAGCTTGAGGATTATTCTTTTGTACTTCAATATAAGCATTAACTAGATCTTGGCTACTTAAACTTGAAAACTTTTCTATAGTTTCAGGTGAAAGTGCGCCATCATTCTCATAGTATTCAGCTGAAGCTTCATTAATTAAGGCAACTCCTGCAGAATCTTCTTTAGTTTCTTCCTCTTCTTCTTCGTCTGTTTCGGACTCAGTAGATTCGGTGTCCCCAGTTGATTCGCTATCTTCATTACCTTTTTCTCCAAGCTTTTTTTGAAGTTCAACATAAGCTTTTTCTAATTCTTCAGAGCTTTGGAATTTACCAGCTAGTAGTTGCTTTTCTTCCTCTGCCATTTTTTCACCTACTTGCAGTGAGTCCTGTTCCTCTGGTGTGAGTTCAGGAGCATCAGCTGGAGTGGGATCATAGGTAAGTGTTTCTGCCATTGTCTATTACTTTAAGGTTTCCGAGACCAACACGTTCAACCCTATCAGGGTCGGAACCTATTGTTGGTTCTCCTATTTTAGGTTGGATACTATACTTACTAGGTACAGCGTTGTCTGTTTCTTCTGTTTGCTTTGGTGGTTCAACCTTAGCAGGTTTCTTTCTAGGAACCCTCTTCGGTCGGGATGGTTTCACCTTGTCCAATTGCTTCTCCTAAATTTGGGTTTTTACTTGGGTCCATTAATGGAGATCCTGCCATTTGACCAGCTTGATCTACCAATGCTTGTTGTGTAGCCATTGCTTGTTGTGCTTGCATCTCTTGTTGTAACTGTTGTTGAGTTTTAACAAGGTTAAGTACATCAATTCCTTGTGCAGCTGCCAATCTCTTGATAGCTTCTGAAGGTTCTATGTATTTAATTAATGCTTCTGGACCTAACGTTTGAGCAATGGTTGTTATGAATGCAGTTAAGCTTTCTCTATCTTGACCTCTACCTAAAGCATTAACACCTGCCACAATCTGTGGACGTACTAGATCTTTAGGTATGTTAGGTATCTCTTTACTACGTTGTAGGATTAAGAGAGTCCTGTTGAGGTATGGTATGAGAAATTCTACAGTGAGTAAACTAAAGAGACCACCCAGCTGTTGTTCTAATTCTAGCTGAGTAAGCCTCACTTCTTCAGCTGTTGTGCGTTCGGATTGCCGTACATTTAACTGCATAAATGCTTCAGCTATACGTCGTTCTAATGTCTGAGCCATGTTGGCAGCGGTTGCAAAGTCAGCTGTTTTGCCAACTTGTATAACTGCTACATCCTCTGGTCTTCCTTGAACAATTGCTCCGTTGCCTGCCTTAGCTATTGTAGCAGGCTTTGTTGTTGATGAGGGTGATACTAAGAAAACTACTTTAGCAGCTGCTGCGGAGCCTTCTACTAGTGCCTGGGCCAGTCCTTCAAGTGACCTTAGATCACCAAGGAACTCTTCGACTCTACCACGACCGTAATCCTCACCATCAACCGTATTAAATCTTAATGGTAACCATGGACTTGAATTTTTGGGTGCTGTACTACGACTGTTAGGAAGTATTTTATCAAAACATTCCTGATGCCATACCCATCTACCACTTTTGTCATCCAATCGGACGTAAGTATACACTTCTACGTCATCATCATCTGAGCCTGTTTTATGACCATCATCACCTGGGTAATTTGGTTTAGGATCTGGCAGCTCAACACCAATAATCCTTCTATTGATTAATTCCTTTGTGACTATTTCTAATACGTTACCGTTGCCGTCACGATTAACAACATATCTATTTAATGGGAAGTTTTTTAGACCATCTTTACCCATGAAGATTAGAGAATTACCACCAACAATTAAATGTTTAAGTGCTTGGTGTACTACTACTCTATCATTAGAGGCAGCAACATAATCCATGATGATTCTTTCCATCTTACTGAAAGAAAGATCCAACTCACTTCTAATCTCTGGTGGTATTTCTTCTCCTAACTTATCATCTCTAACTTGTAACTTAAAGAAACTTGTTTGAGGAGGGAGCAAAGCTAACATGAGTTTTGCTGCCAATGTAACAACCGCCTTGGCTCCAACTGATTGCCAAGGCTTAATCAATGATTTGTGATTAGGGTTATTACTTAGATCATCTTTGATTAAATAAGGTAACGTAAGAGTTGAACATTCAACGGCAGTGTCTAGGAATGGTGTTCGATCACTGCTTAGTTGGTCGTATCTCTCACGTGCATTCATTAGTAATTTCCTCCACCAGTTTGTCCAGTGGTATTAACATTATCCCCTAAAGGTATTCGTAAGGCACCTGTACCTTTTGCTTGTGGGTTCTTATCTTTCCTACTTCTTGCACGCTGTACTTGTGGATTAACATCTGTAACCAATGGTTCAGGTGCAGGTGTTGGTGCCACAGGAGGTGCAGGTGGTGGTGGTGGTGGTGCTAAAGGTGGTGCTGGTGGTGGACTAGATGATCTAGATCTAAACGGTCCTACGCACATTAGATTTCTTCCTCCATAATAGATTTAATATATTCAATAACGCTGGCTTGTCCAGCTCGGTACATAATTGATTCAATACTTTCTTTAGGATGAACAGGGTTCCAACCGAAATGAGAATCAAGTCTGTTGATTAGTTCATCTAACCTATCGTTGTGTAGCTTAAGAGTATTGAGGGAGATTGGTGTTTGCATGTTCAAAAAAGGCTGGCATTCTAGCTCGCTGTGTCTCAGAAAATTCAGGTGCTTTACCTTCATACATTAACCGATCACTAGCATCGAGCCAGAATTTTTTGTCTAAATATTTATCGTAGGTATTTCTACCTAGAGGCTGGAATATCCAATTAATTGTGGCTTTCCTAAGTTTGTCCAGAGAATTACTCCACTGTAAACCCATATCAGCACATACGAGACTATTACAGGCAACATGTATTTGCTCGTCTCTGGAGATATCTGCCGAGGTCGTCCTAAGACCAGCATCACCACAGAACCTAAAAAAAGGTAGGATAACAAAGAAAATTGCACGTTCTGCTACTAAAGCTTTTAATATTGTATGGTCAGGGTGAGCCTCCCAAGCATCTCTCAGCTTAAGAGCCTCATATTCTGACTGTGAATCAACACCAAGGGCATTTGTTACGTAACCCAAAGCTTGATCATGTTTAATTTCATCTTTAACATTTGATTCTAGAAGTACTCGTGCAGAGTCGGGAACATCTTTCTCAAGTGCCTCTGTAACGAACTCGCCCACTGGTAACTCCATGTGGCGTATTGCAAGAGCACGGTAGATGGCTTCTTCTGCACCATCTTTAAGCTTACCAGCTGTGGTTTGGATTGGTGTCCACGTTCTCTTTCTATTGAGTAATTTTGCATAAGGGTCTTTCATTATTCTTGACAATCGCAGGGTAATTCATCTTTTTGTAAAATGTCCTGCAAGTAATCGTTAACGTCCTCATCACCTAATGCAGCATATGCACTAGTTTTATCTTGTACGTCAGCCATTACCTGAAGACTGTAGTAAAGGGAGGTTTGAGGTGAAAGTAACCACTCTTCGACAAACTGACGATTGTATTCTACAACATCACTCCATGAGTTAAAGCTGTAGCCGTGAAGAAGTCCCGTGTTATTTAATATTGTCACGATGCCATCGGTAACGCTTCTATATGCGTCCCAACCGACCTCGCTGGCGATCTCTACATCACCATAATCATAGTGTTCTACTCCGAATGTACCGCTGTCTCTATCGACAGAACGGGCTATAGGAGGTGCAATTTCAGGTGTAGAGGTGAATCCATCTAAGTCCTTGCTTCTGTACGAGCAAGAGGCAGTAGGAGCTATTGCAAAGGCTCTTACCATGTTGTGTTCACGTGCTATTTCTGCAGCAAGGTCAGCACCTTTTTCTAATTGTTGAGCAATAGCATCTGCTACTGTCTCAGGTATGCCACCATTAATTCGTTTAGCTAATGCTACACCAAATTGTTCATAAGTTACCTTATATTTTCTTAGTAGATTTGCTAA